GGAAAACTTCTACAAGCCATAATTTTTCGTTAGTTAGTGTCATGTTAAATAAGGATTAGGAATAAAAGTAAATAAGGTAATGCAATAAAAGTCATGGTTTAGCTCCTTTTTTTTCGATAGACCATTGCATAGCTACATGATTCAGCTAATTCTGGATTCAGTACGTTTTCACAAAACTTGTCGTACTCTGGCTCTAACCAGTTTTCTAATTCGTTACTGCTGTCGGTGTAGCAACTAACTTTAAGGTCGCTGCCCCTTCTTACATAATCAAGGTCGATAGCTTGCACTAGCTCCTCATAATCACAATCAATTGTAAAAACAACTCTGTATTTCCAACCATGATCTACTTGATCGGTTTTGATTGGATAATCGCATAATGACATTGGCATGGTTCTAATTAATAAAAAAATTTGGATAAAAAAAATGGGTGAAATTATTCACCCAAGTATGCATCAACTAATTCTTTGTATTCAACAGAACCTTCGACTAGTTGCTGTGGAGTAATTGCAGATACAATTGAACTGGACATAAAAGCATTGATAAATGCATCTTTGTTGGCTTTACCTTTTACATCTCTGTAATCAACTCCAAGCATTAAGTCGCTAAATACTACAAATGCTCTTTTGCCTTCAGCCTTGGTACGCTTAAGCAATCTTGAATAAGTACCTGCATGAGTCATAAACCATAAGCTGGCTTGCTCTTGGATTTCGCTAGGTGTGAATGTGTCCATGTGTTGTTAATAAAATTAGTAAGTGACAATCGGTAGACATCCGATATCTATTAGTGTTGCAGTAAGTTGGTCATATGTCAAGTAAATAATTCCAGAGCGTTGCTTTTTTAGTTATATTTATATATATTTTGTATAATTTAAATTTTTTTAATGGCTGTAATTTCTCAAACTACTAGAGAGTATATTCCAGTTAATGAGAACGGTTACAGAATCGGGGAATTTCATCATCAAGCTAGAATTCCTGAGTACATTATCCAAGCTATCTTAGATTTAAGAGAAACTTATAATCTCGGATACGGTACTCTCTCAACCATCTTTCAATCACACAAAATTAGGAGGGAAACTATTGGAAAAATCTGTAGATACGAATCTCGCTGTCAGACTCCCGATAGATGGAAAACAATCTACAAAACTCGGAAGACCTACCGTCAAACCTGATCCTGTAATTGTTGAAGAGGTTTTACTTTGGGTTTCAGAAGGTAATACTTTGCGGTCTTATTGTAGGCAAAAAAATAAGCCTGCTTATACAACTATTTATAATTGGATGAATAAAAATACTGATGAGAGTAAAGATTTCCTTGAACGCTTCGCGCGCGCTAGGGAATGGGGTGCAGACTGCATTGCTGATGAAATATTGGAGATAGTGGATGAAATGCCTAGAATGATTGGAGAAGACCAGCAGAGAATAGATCCATCTTTTATACAAGAAAAACGTGTGAGGGCTGAGATCAGATTAAAATTGCTCGCAAAATGGCATCCTCAGAAATGGTCAGATAGAACAAACCTAGAGCATTCTGGAGGAATATCTCTAACTGTTAATACTGGAGTTCCACAGTAGGGACGCAATCGAAAATAATGTGAATACGATCAGTACCATTCCCGACATTGTGGGCGGTGTGTAATTTCTTGTGATCAAACCACCAAACATCTCCTACCTCGAACCTCTGAAGTTCATCTCCGCAAGTCTGAAAGCAATGTTGATTAGATCTAAGAACAAGATGAAACCTTTTATAGTAGTCCGCATACTTGCCCTCATCGATATGCCGTGTAACGTGTCCGCAAGGCTTGAGGTTAACAATCATTACCCTTCCCATCTCCTTAACTTGTAGCTGCTCCAGTATTGGTCGCATCAATGGAACTAATGCAGGTTTCAAATACTCCATGCAGGGATAGTCATAGCTTCCAGTATCCCAAAGAACGTAATAAGCACTCATCTTTAATGGCCCACGAACATAAATACTTTCGGTTTGTTTATGTGGTGAATTAGTAAACTTTTGTCTTGTCTGTATCTCCTTCCATAACTCAGGCTTTGCGTCCAACAATTGGAGTAATGGTTCAACGTCTAACCCTTCGGCTATGCGTCTGAAGTTAGAGGACTTTGTAAGGGTCATAGTCGGTCTGCTGTGTGGCTGCTTTTCTTCTTTTTATGTATATGTCTTCTGGTTGTTTCTTAGCTACTGGGAGAGCAAATGTAAGAGCTAGTGCATCAGCTAAATCTGGTGACCCTGCACCCTGCAATCTCTTCTTGATTTGATCCTTAGATTCAAGGACTCTTCTACCCACATTGTCGTACCAATAAATGGGAGTAGCAAGTTCCTGTTTAAGGGCTATGTCATTCGGTATTGCACCTCCTTCTTCTACCCATTGTTTCATTAACCACCACATCTCGGATCTACGGTTGATGAACTGATCAGGCTTCATAGCTTTACCACCAAAAGGAATTTCTATAACGTCATACTTAAGTTGCCGTAATCTATCAATAACTCCACTCCCTGCACCTGCGTCACAGAACACAGCATCAGGAGTATGTTCCTCTATCAGGTTAGCTACTCTTGTTGCCAGTTCCATATTGTCTATTCCTCGATATACAACAGGCTTGAATGCCTGTCTTCCTTGTCTACGGAATACTACAGAACGATCATCCCCAAATCTGGCTGGATCTATTCCAAGGACTATAGGAGATAACTTCACATGGTCAGCTTGATATACACGTTTAGCAGCATCTTCGGTATCAGCTAGAGCTATAAGTTGATCATCACCTTGTGCTGAGAAGTCACATAGATACTCCCTAGCAAAGGAAGTCTCACTCATGTCTCGTTTAAGACGAGTCACCTCATTGGGGTGTAGGGAATCGGTATCGTAAACGGTGAATCTGGCAGCAGTCCATCCCTCCTCATCAATAGCTTTGTAGTACAACTCAGAGAATAAGTTGATACCACTAGGCGTACCAATGAATATAGACCAACCCAAACGGTCAGATAGTGCAGGTTGTACTATGTCAGTCCACAATTCGTTTTTTAACTGTGCTACTTCGTCCATGACTATGCCATCTAGACGTAAACCACGCATGGCATCGGGATTGTCTCCACCAAATAGCCTGATAATTGCACCATTATGCTTAAATTTTATAGATAATTCACCTTCATTTATATCTATAGCTGATCGTTGTCTTAATGGTTCTATTTTTTGCTTTAACCTAGCCCATGCAATAGCTTTCGCCTGACGTAGAAAGGGAGCAACGTAGACGAACATAGATAACTCTTTGTCAGTTTTCATGGCTTTGTCTATAAGTTCCATGATTGCGAGTTCAGTTTTACCAGAACGTCTATGCAGAGCGTAAACACTAAACCTTTTCTTGTTTATATGGCATTGTTTCTGCCATTCACGAGCGGTATAGTCAAGACTTACTTGCATTAATTAAAATTACTTTCAATAATAGATATATACATTATATCCCTTATGCCTAGTGTGACCGTAACTACTGATAGTACAGCTACTGTAAACGAAAGTAGAGTACCTAAAACAGAAATCAGACTCTGCACGTTAGATGAATTCAAGGTATTAGCAGAACCATTGTTTGAAGAGCATTACGAAGAGATTGCTCGCAACAAACAAGTAATGAAGCTAAAACCGAATTGGCCGATGTATGAAGCAGTCGACCAAGGAGGGTTCTTATTTATTTATCTAGCAATGCAAGGTGATGTCTGTATTGGTTATTCTATGAATATCATCATGCATCATTTTCATTATGCTGATCTAAGAGTTACACAGAATGACGTTTTGTTTGTCAAAAAAGAATTCAGAGGTGGGCGATTAGGTTTGCGTTTGTTAAGGGTTACAGAAGATCATGCAAGATCTGAAGGCTGCAAACTGATGTTATGGCACGCTAAAGAAAACACCGCTTTAGCAAAGCTACTACCAAAATTAAAATATGGTGTACAAGAAATTATGTATTCTAGGGAGATTTAAACAATGGTAGTATCAGCAGTTGTTATTGGTGCAGCAAGCGTTGGATATCAAATATATTCTGGTGAAAAGCAAAGGCAACAACAGAAGAAACAGTTAGCATTGCAAAGAGAGGCTAATGCTGATGCAAAGCAGGCAGCGAAAGAAGCAGGTGACCGTGCAGATATTGAAATGAATAAAGCTAATAGAAAGAGAGCAGATGTAAGTGCTATTACTAAGAAGGAAGAACAGGCAGCATTAGTAGGAAGTGGTGGAACACTACTTACTGGTACTGAAGGTGTCAATCTAACCCAAAACAATCTTGGTGGCAACACTTTATTAGGTGGATAACTAATGAAAACAAAACGTGCAGACTTGTTAACAAGGTGGGGTCACCTTAGATCTGAAAGAGCTACATGGTGGTCACATTGGCAAGAAGTAACAACATACTTGTTACCGAGGAATGGACGTTATTTTGAACAGGATAGGAATAAAGGTCATAGGAGACATAACTCTATTTATGACAACACTGGTACAAGAGCGTTAAGAACACTTGGTGCAGGTATGATGGCAGGTGCGACATCCCCTGCAAGACCTTGGTTTAGGTTAGGAACGGCTGATCCAGAGTTAAATAGATATGCACCTGTTAAGTTATGGCTAAATGACGTAACAGAACGTATGCAATTGGTGTTTCAGAAGTCCAATACATATAGAACATTGCATGGAGTATATGAAGAATTGGGAGCATTTGGTACGGCAGGTTCTATTATCTTGCCTGATGCTAAAACAGCTATACATCATTACCCTGTAACGATTGGAGAATATGCAATAGCTACAGATTATCAGGGCAGAGTTAATACTTTGTATAGAGAATTCCAGAAGACGGTAGGAGAAGTTGTAAGAGAGTTTGGATATAAGAAATGTTCAACGTCCGTTAAGAACTTGTTTGACAGGGGTTCATTAGATCAATGGATTACAATCATTCATGCGATAGAACCGAGGGATGATAGGGAGCGAGACTTCAAAAAGAAGGACAATATGAACATGGCATACAAGTCTTGTTACTTTGAAGTAGGTGGAGATGGCGAACAGGTACTAAGAGAAAGCGGATTTAAAGAATTCCCTGCTGTTGTACCAAGATGGGGTATTGCAGGTGGTGATGTTTATGGTAATTCACCGGGAATGGAAGCACTTGGTGACATAAAACAGCTACAACATGAGCAATTACGCAAGGCACAAGGCATCGATTACCAAACAAAGCCACCATTGCAAGTACCTAGCTACATGAAAAATAGAGATGTAGACAGTCTTCCGGGTGGAGTTACGTTTATTGATGGTCAACAGGGCAAAATTGAGACAGCATTTAACGTAAATCTAAACTTAAATCATTTGTTAGCAGACATACAGGACGTAAGACAAAGAATAAATGGTAGTTTTTATGCTGATTTGTTCTTAATGTTGGCAAATGCTACGGATACGAGGATGACTGCAACGGAAGTAGCGGAACGTCATGAAGAAAAACTATTAATGTTAGGTCCAGTACTGGAAAGATTACATAACGAATTGCTTGATCCGTTAATAGATAATACGTTTAACAGAATGATTGAGTCAGATTTAGTACCACCTGCACCAGAAGAGATGCAAGGTATGGAATTAAACGTAGAATTTGTATCAATGTTGGCACAAGCACAACGTGCTATTGGTACAAATAGTATTGATAGATATGTAAATAACATGGGTATGGTTGCCCAGATGAAACCCGATGTACTTGATAAGTTTGATTCTGACGCATGGGCTGATGGATACGCAGATATGTTAGGAGTAGATCCTAAATTAATAGTTGGAGGTGAACGTGTTGCAAGGATACGTCAAGACAGAGCAGCACAACAGCAAGCAATGGCAAAAGCGGAAGCAGAGCAACGTGCTGTAGAAAACGCAGTTAAATTAAATGATTCAAAAACTGGTGATCCATCTATGATGGACATGATGAATCAATTTAGTGGTTACAATTCACCATCACCATTGGAGGTATAAATGAACTTAATTGACTTAAAAAAAGACCCACAACCAATTGACAGTAATGAATACTTTGACGAACCAATGTATAGCTACGGTTTGTGTATATCGCTTGGTAGAGAAGAACTAGAAAAGCTAGGCATAGAAAAATTACCAGAAGCTGGTAGCGAAATAATGATTAAGGCTATTACTTATGTTAAAACTGTTAGAGAAAGTAAAGAGAAGGATGGTGTCGAACAAAATGTAGAGCTACAAATATGTGCAATGGGTATAGAATCTTTTGACAAAAGTGGCGATCAGGCTAAAGGATTGTACGAAAGCAAGCCTAAACCTGCACCAAAGGCAACACCTGTTGCTGATACCTCAACTTATTTAGCATAGGAGTTTATTATGGGAAGCAGAAACATTAAGACACCGGGAAATTTTGGTTACGGTGATATGCCGGGAGAGTACAGGATGAAATATAAACAAATGATAGAACAACATAATAAAAGTCAAGAAGATAAGAAAAAGAACAAAAAGAAAAATGTATTGCAGACATTTGCTGAAAAACTTTATGGAGGTAATGACTAATGGCTGACGCATCAAAAATTATTCCTAGAAAAATAGAACGTAAAGTAAAAACTTTAGAAGCCATGAAAGAAGGTGGCATGGCATCTGACAAACAGTTAGAAGAATTAGAAAAACTTAAAAAACTTTACCCATCAATGTTTTAGTAAGGTGTGACCGTAAGACGGTTATGACTAGATATATTAGAGCATGAGTGAATACAATCCTCTCGACCTCAAGAGTCAACAAAAATCTAAGGACAATAAAAAGTCTGAGGAAAGAATTGACCGCCAAAATGAAGAGTCGGACATCAAATGGCTGATGAGCAGCAAGAGGGGTCGCAGATTAATCTGGAGACTTCTGGAGCAAGCAGGTGTTTTCCGATCATCGTTTAACACTAATGCAATGGC